AAACGGGTTAAATATGTAGGGTTCAAATTCAATGTTACCCCAGTTATCCTTATTAATGCGCCTGTAAAACACGGACACAATATGCGAAATATGCTTTAAGTAGTCGTTTGTCAAGAAATAGTTAAGGTCTATAAACTCGTCTAGCGTTAGCTTCTTAAACGGCTTTAAAATGTACGTGTCGCCGTCTATTATTACTTCGTTTGCGTGGGCCTTCTTAGGCTCGCTAAGAACCCATTTAACGGACTTAAATAGTTCGCCTATTTCGTCTAAAGAAAGTTCTTCTAGTTCGTCGCTAGGCACGTCTAAAAGGATTGCAAGCGTTTCTAGTTGCGTATTAAAAAACCCTTCGGAGTCTTTGAGTTCCCGAAGTTCTTTAAATTGGTACAACTTAACCTCATGCCAACCCTTCGGTACTTTCATTTAGGCTTTCGACTTGTTTGTTAATTGTTTCGGCAATAGCTACTAGGTAAGGCACGGCTACTTCGGCTGGCATTTCACGAATAATTTTAGACTTTAATTTAATGTGCGCGTCCGTGTAGTGTTCGGTTTTGCTTAAGTCCGTTCTTTTAAAGATAACCGCCAACGCTTCGGAAATAAACCCTTTGTGTTTGCTAGCTAAAATCTTTTCAATATGCTTTGTGTCTTTAGCCGTAAGCTTAAAGTCTTGGTCGTAGGCTTGGTAAGTGTAGCCGTCGTTTTCAAAACGCTTTAATAAGATACCTTCGGGGGTTTTCGCCGTGTTAAAAAGACGGATTGCTTCTTTAAAATCTTCAAACTCCATGTCTTCGACCTCAGGAACGCCCATATACTTAAACACCTCTAGATGTTTTTCGACGTTGTCTAGCTTTTGATTAGCGTGAATTTCCGTAATGTCTTCGAACTGCTGAATAGTTAACTCGTTTAACTCGTTCGGAATGTCTTTGTTACAAATTGTTACCATAGTTTTTTTTGAACAAATATAAGGGTTTTTTAATATGGTTATGGTAAACGACTTACCCATTTACAAAATAACAATCGACCCCGAATACTCCGACGGCGAAGACTTAGGCATTGAACAAATAGCCTTTACTTCAAATCCAGCTATAAAAGTTAAGGGCATGGCCTTTGCAAACGTTACAAAACGTTTCTTTAGCGACGAACTTAAATACCGAGTAACCGCGCCCGCAATGATCCCAATGGAAATTTACCGACGCGACGACGAAGCGGGCGAATACTACGTGCAGTTCGAAGAACAAACCATCGAGCAAATCTACGTTAAGTTTATGCGCGACCTACAAAATAGGAACGTGTTTAACTTAGAGCATGACCCTAGTAAAGAAGTTCCCGCTTACATTCTTGAAGCGTGGATAGTCGAAAACCCTACCCAAGACAAAGCGCTTACAACCTACGGGATAGAAGTTCCTAAAGGTACTTTAATGTTAACGGCTCAAATTACCGACGCCGAGTATTACAACAAGCTAGTTAAAGACGAACAATTAGGGTTTTCAATCGAGGGCTTTTTGGGTATGAAATTAAGTAACCAATTAACTAAATATAACATGAATTTCCCAGACGGAGAACACCTCATTGAAGGTAAAATCTACGTAGTTAAGGACGGCCAAGTAGTCGAAATTAAAGAAGTAGAAAAAGAAGAAGTCGAAATGGCCGCCGAAGAAGTCGTAGAAGAAACGACCGAAGAAGTAGCTATGGAAGACACAAGCGTAACCGAAGAAGAAGTAGTCGAAGAAGAAGTAGAAACCGAAATGGCAGTAGACCCAACGGCAGACGCTGAAGCAATCTTAGCTATTGTAACACCTTTCATCGAAGAACGCGAGCGTGCATTGATCGGCATGATTGCAGACCTTAAAAACCAAATCGAAGAACTCGGCGTGGCTAAAGAAGAAATCGAAGACGAAATGGAAATGGCAAAAGAAACAAAAATGTCGGCTTTCGATAAATTTAAAGCGTTCCGCGCATCAAACAAGTAAATAAAAACCAAACAATAAAAACCAAAAAAAATGATTAGAAACCTAAAATTTGACTTGGACGTAGACACAAACGCGTTGTTATGTCCTAACCCAGATGAGTTTTACTCTAAAGCTTATTTAACTGAAGACATCGCGGACAACTACCGCACATTGCCAGGTATCAAAAGTGCCACTAAATTGGCTAACGTTACTTTCGGTAACATCCTTGCGCCGTCTACTTGTAACTTCACCGCACCAACTGACAACCTCGACGCAATCGACGTTACGGTGTGTGCCCTAAGCGGAATGTCGCAGCTATGTCAATTTGACCTAGAGCAATCTTTCTTGGCTTTGCAAATGTCGCAAGGTTCTAACGGCGATTTTAGCGTAGCTTCTTTCATGGCTTACTACTGGAATGAAATGGCTGCCCGTATCGGTAACGACCTCGAACTTATCCGTTGGCAAGGTGACACAGAAAGCGAAGACCCTGTTCTTTCTTTGTGTGACGGCTACCTTAAACAATTGTGTGCAGACGCAGCAGTAAACGGCCTTTATTCAGGTGCTATTGATAGTTCAAACGTATTGGCTCGCATGACTGCGGTTCTTCAGGCTTCACCTGCTGCCGTTCAAGCTAAGCGCGCTGACCTTCGTTTGTTCGTTTCTAGCGACGTTTTCGTAAACTACCAAATTGCTGCCGCTTCTGGTAACACTTTGACTTACGTTACCGCACCGCTTGCACCTACTTTCTTAGGTATCAAAATCGTTCTTGCTGAGGGTATGCCAGTTAACACTATGGTTCTTGCTCTTAAGACAGACCTTATCTACGCATTCGACGCTGAAGGTGACTCTAAAGCATTGAAAGCGGTTAACCTTTCTGACTCAGTAGCTGAGCCTTACATTCGTACACGTGCGAACTTGAAAGCTGGTTTTCATTATACTAACCCTTCACAAATCGTTGTTTACAACGTTTGTTTTGACTAGTATTTAACCAAGAATTAAAACATACGGGGCGGCCATAAAACGCCGCCCTTTTTTATAACCAAAAAAAATTACAAATCATGGCATGTGCTACACTCGAAGAAATCCTAAAAGGATGTGACTCAAATAGCGGTGGTATTTACACCCTATTAATTAACCAACAAGATAACATTACGGGAATTACAACCAACGAGACAGGAACTAACTGGGAAGTTACCGCAATTACCCACACTGCGCCTTACGTTGCTTTGGAGTTCAAACGTAATACGGGAAGCTTTACCGAAGACGGAACTATTGACCTAGTGAATGGTTCTTCTTACGTTACTCAAACTATTAACTTAATGTTTCACCGACGCGACCAAGAAAAAAGCCGCGCAATCAAAGTTCTTGGCGCTGGCCAGCAGTACTTGAATGCCGTTGTTGGTGACGCAAACGGGAAATATTGGTACTTCCCTTACTTACAAGTAAGCGCTTACGGCGAAGGCTCTGGGGTTACCCGTGCAGATGGCAGTAAGTATTCACTTACGCTTTTGGCTGAAAATGAGACGCTCGCATATGAGGTCGATCCAGCTATTATTGCGGGCTTACTCGTTTAATTTTCTTGCAACCAAACCTAGTAGACCCCCTCTTAGTAGGGGGTTTTCTATTTGAACAAGTCCCAAATAAAATTTAATATTGTTATGATTTACATTGAAAAAGGGGAAATAAATACGTTTGCTTTAACCTTAAACGAGGTTACTACAATAGTAGACCCTTTTTACTTGTTCGTCTTTGAGGGCGAATTTAACACGGCTAGCGAGCCTATTCTTTGGGCGGGCTTAGATACGTCAAACTTTCCGACTAGATACAACCTATTTACTTTAGAAGAAGGCGTAGACCTAGAACTTATAAGAGGGCAATACACGTATTCGGTTTACGAAAGCCCAGTTCAAATAATTGTAGACGAAAACACAACAACAAACGGACTTAATTTAATAGAAACGGGGCGCTTAGTAGTTGCGGGCGGTTCAATTTCTAGTATATACGACTAATAAAATGGGAATATTCGACAGATTTAGACAACAAAAACCCGAAGTAGTAGAAGGCTATCAAAGCTTCTCGACTCCTTTTGGTAAAATCGGACGCGGTGACTTGTCGTTACCTTACGTAAACGGACGTTACCAAATTGCTGGCTATGTGCCATTTGGGCAAGACAACCTTTTTCCCGAAACTCTTAACCAACTTTACTACACGTCGCCTTTACACGGGGCAATCGTAGACTTTAAAGTTAACGCAACTATTGGCGCGGGCTACGAATTAAAGACGGATAAGCTTACACCGCAAGAACTTCTAGACCTTTACACTTGGGAAAAGAAAATGCGCTTAGCTAAGTCGGTTAAAGCCGTTACTAAACAACTAGTAATGCACAACCGCGTTTACTTTAAGTTGCACTTTGACGAAAAAGGTAAGCTTCATAAAATCGAAAACGTAAGCCCCGAAAAAGTCCGTATTAACAATACTAAAACTTGTTACTATTTGTGCGACGACTGGGCCTCTAGAATAGACGTAGAACAAGTAAAGCCTTACCACCCGCTAAACACGGACAAATGCCAGCTTTATAGCTACGAATTACCTAGCATAGGACAAGATTACTACTCATTACCTCAGTACACTTCGGCCCTTAACTTCGCCTTTTTGTCGGGCGAACTTTCATACTTCGCAAAGTCGAACATTCAAAATAGTATTTTCCCAGCTTTTGCCATGATGTTCCCTAAGCGTCCGCAAAGCGAAGAAGAAAAGAAAGTATTACGCGACACAATCGACCGCATGAAAGGAGCTGCCAACGCTGGTAAAGGTGTGGCCTTCTTTGCTAACTCTGCGGATCAATTACCGAAAATCGAAAGCATCCCTACAAACCAAAACGACAAACTATTTCAAGAAGCTAGCGGTTTAAACACGGAACAAATTTGCTTTGCCCATACAATCGACCCTATTTTATTAGGCGTTCGCACGTCGGGTTCTTTGGGTAATGGTTCGGACATTAAACAAGCCTACATTATTTTCGAGAAAAACGTCGTTATTCCGTTGCGTGAAATGGTTACCGAAATCTTTCAAGAACTCTTAAATATTTCTAGACTAAAGGCCGACTTTACAATTAAGAATTTCCAAATAATTAACGACGCCATTGTAGAACGCGACGAAAAGACGTCTTACATTATTGACTCGTTAAATGCCTTAGAACCTAGCCTAGCGCAAAAGGTAATTGAACAAATGACACCAAACGAAATTAGGGCCTTAGCTGGCTTACCACCTTTAGAAATTCCTGCGCAATGATCTACTTTATAACTGAAACCTACCTAAAGACGAACACGCCTATTACGGCTAACGTAGACGTTACCGACGTAACGCCCTACATTGCTACACAAAGCGACCTTAGAGTTCAACCAATTCTAGGGACTACGTTTTACAAGTACATGTTAAACGCCTACAATACGCAGACTTTGACTAACGACGAAGAAACGTTGGTGGAGTTTATTCAACCCGTTGTCGCGTGGCGTTCCGCAGAGGATGCCGTCTTCGGGCTTTCTTACCAACTTAAAAACAAAGGTATTCAAACGCAATTTGGTGACTACTCGGGCAGCGTTTCACGTGCTGAGGTTGCGTTTTCAATGGAGCATTACGCACAAAAAGCCAGCTTCTACGAACAACGTTTGATTAAATACCTACTAGCTAATAAAAACCTTTACCCGCAGTTTACTAGTTTGACAAATAAAGACACGGATTTGCGCCCACAAATTGAAGCGTGCGACTGCGTAGGGACTTGCTGGGGACGTTGCGGACAACGTTACAATGACAACGGATATAATAATTCTGTAATGGTTTTCTAATGACTGAGTTCGTTACCATTGTAAAAAAATACGGCGTTACAGGTGTTCTTTGCTTATGGTTGTGGCACACGGACAACCGACTTAACAAGGTCGAGACGGCCCTTTACGACTGCTACAAAACCCAAACTTTCCGACAAGCTACGAAAACACGAATAGACCTACCCGAAAAACTTTTAGCCGTATTGCCAAATGATAAAAGAACTAATAAACGAAACTTTAAAGCCTAACGGAAAATGGTCTATAAAAAGACTTTCCGCTTTTACGTCGTTCTGGATCGCGGTTCTTTACGCCTTGCTTCCGTTATTCAAGCCGTTTAAAGTTCACGAATTTGTATTTGTCGGGCTACTTACTTACTCGGCTACTGCAATAGGTTTAACTGTATGGAGTAAAAAAATAGACAAATGATAACAACTGCTCAAGCCTTAGCAAAATACGGACAACCCAACGAGACGGGAACGTATTTAACTACTATTAAACTACCCTACCCAATGCGTATAGCGTGGGACACTAAGACAATGGTAACAAAGATGCGTTGCCATAAACTTGTCGCTGATGCGTTTTTAAACGTGTTTAACGAACTTTTAGAGGTCTACGGGTACAATCGCCTTGTCGAACTCGGAATAGACCTTTACGGCGGATGTTTTAACTTTCGTAAAATGCGAGGCGGTTCGTCTTGGAGTAAGCACGCGTGGGGTATTGCCATCGATTTAGACCCTGCGAGAAATACTCTAAAAGAAACTTCTAAGACTGCGCGCTTTGCACGTCCTGAGTACAAGCAAATGATTGACATTTTTTATAAACACGGATTTATTTCACTCGGTAAAGAAAAGAACTATGACTGGATGCACTTCGAGATTGGCGGTTAGTTCCGTTATTTTGTCGCTTTTATTGGCAATACTTGCGACATCTTGCTCAGTAAATTACCACGTCCGTAAAGCCTTTAAAAAAGGTTATAAGTGCGACGATGTTGCCGATACAATTCAAATAACTTCGGTAGACTCAATTCCGTACGTTTTAAGGGACTCTATTATGTGGGAAAGGGTATTAGTCCAAAAAGATACAATAGTTCGTTACAAGCGTTCTTTCGTGCCTCAAACGCGATTTGAGA